GGACCATGTTCTGATATGGCACCTGATACAGTGCAGCCTTATCTTCTTCATCTCCAGGCAGAAAACCAATCTCTCTGGTAGGTATCAAAGAACGGACCAGAATCACCTTGTCATATGGTGTCTTCAAATCCAAAACATCTCTCAAACCAAGATACAAAGACACAAAGGTTTTGCCAGTTCCTGCCGCACCATACAAAAATTGATGTTTATCTTTCTTCCACGAATCAAAGACAATTTTTTGATTGTCAGTAATGGGTTTGATATCAATCAGACTAGATTGTACAATATCTTTAGCAACTTTCTTAGATGACATTATTTTCTGTTCCTGTGTTTATTGAAAATATTTTCAGCTTGTAATCTTTTAGTGCTCTTACCACTACCATACTTATCTGCCATTGGTGAGTCAGGATGTTTGGAAGCAATACCTCTCATCACATCTTTAAATCCTTCATCGTTCTTTGGGCCCACGCCCATAAGATGATCTCCAGCCAACGCAGGAGCACAATCAGGATTCCACACTCTTTTGATATGTGGATTTTCCTTCATCATTTTTTCCATGTCAGAAATAGACATGAACTCATCATATTCTGTTCCTGATAATTCATTGAAAAATGTATATGTTGGCATTACTTTTTACCCTCTAATTCTTTGTTTAGTTCTTTTATCTTTCTATGCATATAACAAAAAACCAACTCCAACATCTTGAGTTGTCTCTTTAGTTTTTCAGTTTTATTTAGATTGTCAAAAGAATGTTTTTTGTTTAGTTTGTTTATATGTGACAGAATCTGTTTCTCTGTCTTCTCTATTCTCTTTGAAATAAAATCATGCGGCTGCTCCGACATTAAACCACTCCGGTATTTTTGCATTCTTCCATTTTGCAAAACTTGCTTTCTCATTTATGTAGTAATGACGATACGCACTGACAGTATCTTCTGTCTTACAATAGTCTGGCATACATTGTGGTGGATCAAAAAAATCAACTACAGGAATATTAGTAGGAGTTTTTCTTAGAGGCGCGTTCAGTCGTTCTGATGCATGATGTTTATTATATCGACAAGTGTATTCTTGCATCAAACCATTCATATGGTTATACAACCACATGTAATTATGCACACTAGAACGAGTCCAGATAGTGCTAGGATGATTCTTGTGGGCTGTCTTGTACAAACCCACTGAGTCAGCATAGTCGTCACCATCAAGAACACGATGTGCAGTAGAGAGCAACTGTGCACTCTCCAATATCATTTTCACCACATGTTTATCACACATCATTTGTGCAGCAATCATAGGGTCTTTATCAACGTAAAATATATTCATTTGTTATCGGTCCAAAATCTCAATCAAAAACAGAAGGGAAAAAACAAACAAAGCAAAAATAACAGAATCTAATATAATCATTTCTTGTCTCACCTATTTGTACTCATGTTGATACTAAATGACCTTCGTTCACTTTTTGAACTAAAAGGATATACCTGATGTCTTATATTAGCTGGAAACAAATACCAGTTACCAACTTTCGGAACAAACTTTATAGTATCATTTTCAAAAAAATGTCTTGCGGTTTCTACTCCAGCATTGCTTATGAGTTGTAAGTTTCCACTATCGTTAAAAAGTTTGCTCTCTTTCTTAGACTCTTTTGACCAGTCTGGTGTCTTTAAAAATCCCACACAAGTTAACTCACAATCCGTATGCGTGTGCATAGGATTATAGTCTCCAGCAAAAGACCGCACATACCATGCAGACAAAACACTAACAGATGTTTTTGCTCCAACATTTTTCACAAGTTGTTCATAAGACATATCTGTTTTAAACAGTTGTTGTTCTGGAATATACATTTGAGCAAGATATTGAGCAATATACGATTTTACTTGCGTAGAAAACCAGTGTCCCCACTTATTAAGAATATCCTTTGGAATTAAAATTTCTTGTTCAACATTACCAACAAGATTTTGTGACCAATCTTCTGACTTAGATAATTCCTTATCGTTAGCAATTTTATCACAACCTTTATTAAGATCATCAATCATTTCTTTTGGTAATTCAGCGTGGCCAATCGGAGGACCAAATGGAAAAAATGCTTTCATTTCTTGTCCCATCTATAAAAAATATGTTTATCAATTTCAGTTGTTCTTTTTAACCTTTTTCTCCAAGAAGGTCTAACATAATTAGCGTGGTAGTTTGTTGCACCATCTGTGATGTCAACCCACTGTCTATCATTATCTAACAATTTACGAACAAAGTCAAGTTTTTCTTGATATATTTTTTTATTTGGTGGAATATCGGATTTTCCATCACAATGCCAACTAAATTGACAAACACCACCTCTTTTTTGATGGATTACTTTACACATAGTGTTTGGAAACCTATCATCATTAACACGATTTATAACAACGGAAGACACAGCAAGCATTCCTGCTGTGCCTTGATTTCCAACCTCAAAGTACAAGTTTTTAGCAAGACACTCTATCTGTTTTTCTTTGTCTTGTGTGTACCAAGAGGCACCTAATATACCACCAAGAGCCAGTATGCTCCCAGTTACCCAAACACCAACATCCATTATGATCTTGCGTGTTCGCCTGGATAATCATCATCCGGTAGCATGTATTCTTCAGTCCAACCAAATGCTTCTTTTACCACGTTAGCAGATAAACCCTTATACTTTCTGTGTAGAGCCTTATCCTTTGCAGCAACTACAAGTTCTGCTTCACTCTGATGCAATCCTTCCAACATCTGAATAAACATGTTCTCTCTACGGTTAGTCGTTAGTTGAGGATTGCCACCCTTAATATAATGAAACAAAGTTCTTGCCTCATGTACGAGCATATTGTGCTCTGTTCCTTCTGGTGATTCATTTGGTGTGTATGGAACATCACCTTCTGGCAAATCCCACTCAATATTAGGATCAAAAGACGACTTGAGAACCATTCTCAATGCGTCCGTATTATATTGTCTCAACAACTCAACCTTCTTATCTTTACTCTTCGCCTTCGCAACTTTGTCCAAAATCTCAGACATTAATGGTGTATATGGCATATCAAAAATCTCCTATGTTATCCATCAATTCTTTTAACTTATTATCTATAAAGTAATTTAGTAGTTTGCTACGGTCACCCTCTGGTGCTTTATGATATGACTCTAAACATTCCAAAAACAACTCTTTAGGTGATTCTTTCAAATCAATCAGCTTCTGATTCCTCTGATAATTACGATACCAGGATGCTGCATAAAGCAATTCACCTTCATTCAAATCCTCTAAGATATCAGCAAGCTTTTTCTTACTCAATGGACGCTGACGTAACCCATCAACAAACGTATTGTCTGGCGACAACACATTTGGAATACCATCACTTACATCACCCTTTAGAATATGCTCACAGAGATATTCATTAGGGTCAACACCCTCAACAAACTTTTTTGTGATTGGACTATATTGTGAGACATTGGTGTATTTCTGCAACTGAACAAAATCTTTATCGCCGGACAGAATTAATGTCTTGCCGTTATCAAACTCAAGTTCAAGACACAGAGCAGCAATGATATCATCAGCCTCTGCACCGTATACCTCAAGAACTTTGTATGGAAAGAATTCTATGAGTTCTTCTTTAACGGTATTCAAACAATCAAATATATCATTCCAATTATGACCAGAGGTTTCTCTGGTTTTCTTTCTACTGGCTTTATATTCTGGAAAGAAATCACGTCTCCAATAGTGGCGGGAATCATAACAGATAACCAACTCACCATACTCCTCACGAAACATCTGACGATACATACGAAGAGAATTAAGAATCATATGACGCACTAAAGGCACATCAACACTATCACGTTTTGTGATGTTCAAGTGCATCATAACACTTGCAACACCAATCTGGTTCATATCAACTAAAATCATTTGATTTCCTTTGACACATGCATACAATCAAACTGTATCCTGTAGTATCCGTTGTTTTGAACTATAGACCAATTTTTTCTACTAATCTTTTTCTCACACGCCTCTTGTGTCATTGGTGTATTGTAAATATATTGGTTGCCTATGTACTCCCAACTTCCTGTAACATTTTGCCCCCACATAGAGAGGATCATTACAAATTCTTTCATATCATTTCCTAATCATTTATGGTATCTCTTTTCAACACACGTCATCATATATGCGTCATTTGCTTTTGGTTCTGCAAGTCTTGCAAACTTTTGTAACTTCTCAAAGTTTCTATCAATATAATCAGAACAATCTTCATAGTTATTAAAAATCAGAGGCCGACCGTCTTGTTGGGTTATTTTTACAAAATCAGGGTACTGATATTGGGGGTAAGACATTATAACCAGAATTATTATCTCTTTCATACTTTCATATGAGCATTGAAGCTCATACTTCTCCTTTCACCATCACAGTAAAACGGGTAAACAAAATGTTTCAAATAAGAAGGAAACAACAATATAGTGCCTACCTCTGGTTTGAACTTGATATTGTCACTTCGCATGTCTTGATTTTCACCATACATGAATTCAATCAATCCGTTTGAAGGATAATGATCTTCATATTCTTTCTTCAATTCTTCTTCCATACCATCAGGAATTTTCAGATAAACCACAGCAGAAATATCACCGCCATGATGATGATAAGGATTATACTCGCCAGCATATTGACTGACAATCCAACTATGAACTAAATGAATGTTATCAACGGTGGGTTTTGTGTCACGTCCAGCCATCTTATACCAAAGATATGCTCGGTTCTTACTGATGATATAGTTCAGGTATTCAAGACATTTCTCACGCATAATCTTGAAAAGAAAATCCTTCTCATTTTTATCAGAGATAGGTATTTGAACTTCACTACTTACTTTACCAACAAGTTTGTGTGACCAATCCCACTTGGCAATAGACATAGAATTGCTTAATACATTGTCACCAACTCTATTGATGATATCAACAAATCTATCAGGCACTTGTGTTTCTAGTATTGTTGGACTAAACACCTCATGGAATTTACTCTGTTTCTTTTTCATCATCATTCCGAAATTTTTTCAATATATCATCCATTCTATCTGTATCTATAGAAAAATGACGAACCTTTTTTTCCTCTTGCGGTTTTATTTCTACAGTAAGTGATTGCACCAAATCAGCCATTGGATGAAACAATCCCATTTCTTTATATAGACAACTTCGAATAGATTCAATGACCCATCCTACATTTCTCAAAAATTCTTCACTTTCAATTTCAAATCCATTTTCATCTATAGTGTTAATCATCTGAACAATTAATCCTTCAGTTAGAGAATCACAGAACATTGCATTCTCTTGGTCTTCAATGAGTTTTTCATCTTGAAGAATGACTTCTCTTTTGGGTCTTGCCTTCCAGGGTCCGGCAATCACATTATTCTTTTGAATTGATTTTTCACACATTTGTATATACACGTCCAATATCTGGATACCAAACACCAACATTTCTTTTTGGCATGCCCTTGTTTGGTCCTTCGTGGTAATATGCCATGGCTGAACAAACAAACTCCATCTTATATTCTTGTCTTTCACCATAAAACGAGTCGTTCCACACTCCATCCTTTAGATATGCTTGCATATTTTTTACATATCCTTCATGACTGATTCTACGAGCAGTGGCACCTTTAACGTTTTTTCTTTCATTTCTCTTTTCAATAGAAATGAGGTCTTTTTGTATCTTAATCCATTCCTTTACTTTATCAGGATGCAAATCATGTTCCTCATCCATATCATGTAGGGATGGATGAAGGCCAGATTTACCATAATTGGGATTCTTTTTTGCACGAGCCTCTCGTGCCTTCTTGAGACGTTCAGCAGCTGCTTGGCGCTGTTCATCAGTCATGGGTTTACGTGGTTTACGAATCTTCTTTTTCTTAGAAGGATCAGACCAACCACTATTTTGTGTTCTTGCACGAATTTTTCTAGCCACCAACATATTCCTTCAAATAATGAGACAATAAACCATTCATAAGCAAAGTAAGACCAACAGCGTTAACAATTAACAATGCACGATCATTCCAAAGAATCGAAACAACAAACCAACCAAAAAGACCTATGCCATGAAATGCAAGGTTCCAAGGATATAAATTGTTTGCTGTCAAAAAAAGACCAACAATCAAAAATGCACTTGAAATCCACTTTAGATACCAACTTGGGCCACTTGTAGGTGTAACTGTTTTTGTTGGTATTTCATGAGTCTTTAATTCAATCGTACTAGTTCTTACACTAGTATCAGTATCCGAGCTCAATTTTTCTTTTCTCCAAAGACTTTAAATAACGTCTACGACCAGCAGCCTTTTCCAGTCTGCGTTTCTCACCCTTTGACTTGAAACGTTCACGTTCTCGTATTTCTGTATAAAATCCATCTTCCTGAAGTTTCTTCTTCAGAATCCTAAGTGCAACATCTACATTATCATTACGAACATCAACTTTCATATTTCATCCTTATTGTTGTATACTATGGTTGACTCTCAACTTGAGAGTATTGCCATATGGTTTAAACGCAGTACGTGTTGTGTAGTTCAAACCATTAAATGTGTATGAAACCAAATAACCATCGATGAATGTTTTCTGTTGAATACGGTACGTTGTATTACAAACCACACGATTTTCATAGTGGGTGTTAGAATTAGACTGGTTACCAGCAATCATAGCACCAACAACAGCACCGGCCGCAGTAGCAGCAGTGTTACCAGAACCCTTACCAATTTGATTTCCTATAATACCACCAATGACACCACCAACGATGTTGTTAGCAGTAAAACCACCACCATTCCTTCGAATAGGAACTAATTGTTGATTACAATTATTTACAGGAACACGAACCTCAGATACACTATAGTTCGGTTGAACGTTTGTGATAGGCACCTCTACAATATCGTTAGCATAAGTTGCGGGAACAAAAAGTGTTGCCATCACTCCTGCCAAAATTGTTTTTTTCATCTGTTTTCTCTATTTTCAACTTTCATAACAAGTAACTATTCTATCAAATTATAGGTGCGATGTCAATAGTTTTAAGTTATTGATTTTTCTCAAGTTTTACCAGACATTTATCACCATCTTCATCAATTTTAGTCTTAATAAACCCATCACGTTCTAACATAATTAACATATTTTCTATAATGTCCTTTGTGGAAAAATAACGACCCCAAGCCCAACAAGCTCCCATAGAAGCAAGTGCAAGCACTGTGTGTGTAAATGTGTCCATTGTTTGATACCTCTTTTATATATGATAATAAATTTAATGTCCTTTGTCAATAAAAAAGTGAGGTAAGACATAGAAATCCTAAAATAACTCCGGCGCCTATTCCTATAACTAACGCCTTCAATAGATCCATATCAAACCATAAAGGTATGTTTCTTGTCGGTCCTTTAGAAAAATTGCGTGGTTTCATTTCGTCGTTGCCCTATAGACGCCATCCCAGTCTTCAGGGAGGTCTTCTTTTTGTAGCTGTTCTATTCTATCTCCCATCATGTCGTAATAATCTCTCATCATACCATTAAACTCAAACTCTAGGTCGTTGAGCCATCTTAGTGCTAACTGCCAAGCTTGTTTACGATAGAAGAACAAAAACTTCTCATGCTGTCTTTGTGCCATATCATAGTTCATGATGTTTATAAGGTTTTCATGAGTCCCTAAAGATGTGTAAATATTAACACCTTCTGTTTTACCTTTAACCGCAATTTTATCTAATTCTAATATTACAAATTCATCCTCCATTTCTTTGGCGGTTTCCTCGCCAAGAATTATTTTCATGCCATATTCTTTACTTTGTCCTTCAAGTCTGGCTGCAAGATTAACTGCATCTCCCAAACAACTATAGTCAAATCTTTGATTACTGCCCATGTTGCCCACGACTACATCTCCTGTATTTAATCCAATACCGATGTTTATAGGAAGAGAATTCTCTTTCTTCAGCTCCACATTTAAACCTTCAAGATGTTTTAACATCTCATGAGAAGACTTAATTGCCAATCTACGTTGTTCTTTAACGTCGAGTGGAGCATTCCAAAATGCCATTATGCAGTCACCCATATATTTATCTATTGTACCCTCATTAGTCATGATAATGTCTGTCATAGGAGTCAAAAACCTATTGATGAGCTTTGTTAATCCTTGTGGATCAGTTTTGAACTGCTCACTGATAGGTGTAAATCCTCGTATGTCACAAAACAATAATGTTAGTTCTCTTGTCTCACCTCCTAATTTCAATAGGTCTGGATTCCTCTGTAACTTCTTAACCATTGCCGGTGCAAGATAATGTTCAAACTGTTTTTTGATTTCCATCCTCTTTTTGTGTTCTTCCATGAATCTCAAAAATGCTGCAATTGACCAAGCAAAGAACACTGTAATTACAGGATAACTCCAATCCACCAAATAATCGTGTTTGGTGAAAAGATATGAACTTCCATAAAATAAACCCACAACTGTTGCAGGCATAAGTATCGCACCAAAGTACCAAGGTAACAATAACACAACAACCATCAATAAGAGTGCAAGACCAAACGATGAACCTAATTCTGCAAGATTAGTCCAATATGGTCTGGTGATGTTTCTGCCTGTCATCATTGTCGCAACAGAAGCACCAATAAGGTCATGTGAATAGATTACACCAACAGGCGTAGATACTGCACTATCAAGGCCAGATGCTGTTATTGACACGATTACTATCTTGCCAGTCAGGTCTGGTAATTCCTCGTGCAATGCATGGACTGGTGTTTTCCATTTAAAGTCCAACCAGATATTGCCATGTGCATCTGTATCAATCATCTTGAACTTAGGTATGCGT